GCGCATGTTGATCGTTGAGTGGGGTCACAAGGTGTTGGCTGAAAACGCCCACGGCTTGGCCGCTGACTTGGTTACTTCTTAATAGTAAGCAAATGGAAAGGGCCAGGGGAACTTGGCCCTTTTTTTAACATGATTCACAAAAGACTACTGAGCGAAAACAAAGATCAAGGCATCAAGCGCTACTGGCATGAAAACCCAGAAACAGGTGATGTGACGATCCAGACAGAGCAAGATGTGACTGCTGTCATTGAGGCCAACAAGGCCATCTATAACGCCCAAGACGAAAAAGCCAACTGGAAGGGTGAGTGGCACTTGGTCGCATCCATCCCCGAATCCCTTTATTACAAGATGAAGGCCGAGGGCAAGATCGATGATCAGGAATACATGAAGCGCTGGCTAAACGACAGCGACAACCAATTTTTTAGAACTAGACCTGGGAAAATATGAGCAATTATGTTGCAGTCTGCACACCGGCCCGTGATCAAGTCCACACCAATTATTGCTATTGCATGGTCAACATGGTGGCGTATCACACACTCAATACTGAAGACGCGATCAGTCTGAAATTGATGCAAGGCACGATTATCCAAAACCAAAGGGCTGATCTTTGTTTGGATGCTATGGCCGAGGGCTGCACACACATTCTCTTCATTGACTCGGACATGACATTTCCACAGGATATGGTGGGAAGGCTCTTGGCCCACGACAAAGACATTGTGGCGGCCAACTGCGCCAGGCGCAGAATGCCCACTGGCCCGACAGCTCAAGACTATGATGAGAACGACAAGCGCATTCCTGTTTACACCATGCCAGAATCAACTGGATTGCAAGAGGTGGGAAGCATTGGCACTGGCATAATGCTGATCAAGCGCAGGGTGTTTGAGGGCATGAGCGAGCCATGGTTTGATATGCCGTGGCAGACCACACGGGGCTATATGGGTGAGGATGTGTTCTTTTGTAGAAAAGCCAGAGAGCTTGGCTTTAAGGTCTACATCGACCATGATGTCTCGCACGAAATTGGTCACATTGGGACCTTTGAGTTTGGCCACCCTCACACTTGGATTGTGAAAGAAGAGATGGAAAAAGAGGCGAAAAATGGCACTTAGCACCTATGCAGAACTGAAGACATCCATTGGTGATTGGCTCAACCGGTCAGACCTGACAAATGCCATTCCTGACTTTATCTCTCTGGCCGAGGCGCAAGTTGAAAGAACACTGCGCACCAGGCAGATGATTGTCAGGGCCAATGCATCTTTTGACGCGCAATATGGCGCTGTGCCTGCTGATTTTTTAGAGACAAAATCTCTGAAGCTGACAAGCACAAATCCACAGACCCCATTGGAATTTTTGAGCATTGATGCCCTGGACAATAAGGCATCTGAATACACTGGCAGCGGCAAGCCAAGATTCTTTGGTGTGGTCGGTGGCCAGTTTAGATTGGTCCCAGTGCCAGACGCTACATATACAACCGAGCTGACCTACTACGCGAAGTTGACAAAGTTATCAAACACTGTGGCCACCAACTGGCTTTTGACATCAAGCCCAGACATTTATCTGTATGGCGCGCTGCTGCAAGCTGCTCCATACTTGCAAGATGATGCGAGAATCCAAGTGTGGTCATCGCTATATGATCGTGCAATGAGTGAATTGCAAACTGCCGATGATCGCGGTGCGTCTTCTGGTGGTGCATTGCTTACCCGTGCAAAGACTTTTGGATAAGGACTGGACATGTCATCTTTTACCGACTACACCGAAAACCTAGTTTTAACCTGGCTGCTGACAACTAGCAGCGCCACACGCCCCACGGCTTGGTACATTGGCCTCTTCACGGCTGCGCCAAGTGACACTGGCGGTGGAACTGAGGTGTCTGGCAACGCCTATGCGCGAGTGGCCACCGGAACAATCACGATCTCTGGCACAAGCCCCACCAACGCCACCAATGCAGCGGCCATCGAGTTTGCAGCTGCCAGCGGCGGCAATTGGGGATCAATTGGCTGGGCTGGCATTTTTGATGCAAGCACTGGCGGCAATTTATTAGCCTGGGCAGCGCTGACCACAGCTCGCACCATCAACGATGGCGATGTGCTGCGAATCCCAGCTGGTGATCTTGATGTCACATTGACATGACATGGCAGCCTATGGTCTTGGCCCGTATGGTGGAGGCAATTACTCCTATGGCGTAAGCCTTGGAGCAGCCACACTTGCAGCCACCAGCACGGCTGCAATCAATGCAAGGCGCGTCTGCATAGGCGCGTTTTCTGTTTCTGCTTCAAGCACAGAGACTGTCAGCGCCAATGTCGTCAAGACAGCATCATTCTCAATTTCAGCGTCTAGCAGTGCAGCAGCTGCTGCGCAAAGGGTTGCCGATGCCTCGGCCACGATATCTAGCACCAGCAGCATGTCTGCAAGCGCTTTGCGCTATGCCATAGGCAAATCAACATTTGCGGCCACATCTAGCGCGAGCCTGGCAGCCACCAGAGTGGCCATCGGTGCATTTGCCTCGGTCGATACTAGCGCGATGTCTGTCAATGGCGTCAGGCTCCAGCTCATTCGCATTCTGATTGAAGACTTTGCCACAATGACTGTGGCCACCAGCGTGATCGTGAATCAGTCTGTGCTGATTGCAGCTGAGTCTGGCATGAGTGTCAACGGCCAGAGAAGACAAAGCACTCCAATCAATTTCACTTGCCAGTCATCTATGACGATTGCTGGCAATCTAAAATGGGTGGCAGAGAGTGACACGGCAGAGACATGGAATGCAATTTCTGACAATGCAGAGACATGGACACCGATCACAGACACATCAGAAACATGGGCCGCAATTAGTGACAACAGTGAAAGTTGGACAGCAATTGCGGATAATAGCGAAACTTGGCAAATAGCCGCATAGAGGTGAAAAAATGGCAGATACCACAACAACCAACCTAGGACTTACCAAACCAGAAGTTGGTGCATCCACCGACACATGGGGAACTAAGATCAACACCGACTTAGATTCATTAGATGCGATCTTTAAAGCTGATGGCACTGGTACAAGTGTTGGCCTAAATGTTGGCTCTGGTAAGAAGCTAATCACCACTGATGGTGCAAGCATCCAAGGTCTAACAGTTGGTCGTGGCGCAAGTGCTGTGTCTACCAATACTGCGGTGGGTGCTAGTGCTTTGGCGGCTAACACAAGTGGTGGGGCAAACGTAGCGGTCGGCAACTTGTCACTTGATGTTAATACAACTGGCTCAAACAATATTGGTATTGGCGCAAATGCTATGGGGGCTAACACAACAGGCTCTTTCAATGTAGCAATTGGCGACAGCGCAATGGGCGCAAACACGACAGCCAATGACAATGTGGCTGTTGGACAGAGTGCATTGGATGCAAATACTACTGGTGCAAATAATGTGGCAGTTGGTAGGGATGCACTTGGTGCAAACACCACAGCATTTTACAACACCGCTGTTGGTTATCAAGCAGGTCAGTCTAATACCACCGGCCTAATTACAGCGTTTGGTTCGCAAGCTTTAGTTGCTAATACAACTGGAACTGGAAACGTGGCGGTTGGTGGTTATACAACTGGAACAAATTATGCGGCTCTTACATTTAACACAACAGGTTCTAGCAACACCGCTGTAGGTATCGCAGCACTTTCTTCCAACACCACAGCATCAGAAAACACCGCTGTTGGGTATCAATCCTTATACCTTAACACTACTGGTGCTGACAATACTGGCATGGGATATGGGGCATTAAGAAACAATACAACTTCATCTTGGAGTGCTGGATTTGGTGCTTATGCTTTATACAACAATACTACTGGTGCAAATAACACAGCATTAGGCGCACAAGCCCTACAAGCCAACACCACAGCATCTAACAACACTGCTGTAGGCTATCAATCTGCTTACAGTAATACTACAGGAAATAGCTCAGTATTTCTTGGATACCAAGCTGGTTACAGTCACACCACAGGGGCACAGAACGTAGCAATTGGTGATCGACCAATGTTTTCAGGTGCTGTATCTGGCAACTTCAATAACGCTATTGGTGCATTTGCGCTCAGAAACCTGACCAGCGGTTCATCAAACGTTGCCATTGGAAACGATGCCCTACAAGCCAACACCACAGCATCTAACAACACCGCTGTAGGTTATCAGGCGGGATATAGCAATCTCACAGGTATATCCAACGTGTTTGTTGGCGAAAGTGCTGGAAGAAACTCTACAGCAAATGGCAATACGTTTGTTGGTCAAGACGCTGGTTTTAATATAACTTCAGGCGCAAACAACACTTTAATTGGTGGCTACAACGGCAACCAAAATGGCCTAGACATTCGCACATTAAGCAACTACATCGTGCTGTCTGATGGGGATGGGAATCCACGGATGTGGATAAACACTAGCGGTAATGGAATTTTCAGCGGAGAAGGTTCTGGAACTCAGCGGCTGTTTAACATTAGAAAAGATGGCACATCTGCGTACGCAATCAAGGTTTCAAACGAATCAGGAACTGGCGGTCTGATTGACTTTACTGGAAATGGTAATGGCACA